TTTAAGTTGTTCAAATTTTTGATCTGCATTTTTAATTGGTCCAGCATTTTGTGCCGCTTTGCCTAGTTCATTAATTTTTTTATCTACCGCCTTTGCCATATCAACAGGTAACTTAGCGGCCGCGCCAACAGCGCCGGCGGCTTTGCCTAGTGCATTTTTATTTGCACCACTAGCATCTGCTACGCTTTCTGCACCTTTAAATATGTCTTGGATTTGATCAGGAGTTAGTGTTGCAGAAGCTTCTGCTACATACTGTTCAACTAAAGGCCATAATTCTTTTTCCCATCTGTTAAGATAGATAACTTGGCTTTCTGTTAGATCTTGATAACTTTCTTTTAAGATAGTTGCTGTTTTAGATTTGTATGCTGTTACTTCTGTTAGTTTCATTATATTAGTCCTGCCAATACTTGTTTTTCTGTAGGTGATAATGCATCTAATTGTTTTTGTATATTTGGTGGAATCTCAGTTGCTCCACCTTGAGCTCCAGGTTTTTTCATTGGAATTACTTTTCCGGTATTATCAGCGTTTGCAGTATTAGGTTGAGGTGCAGTTCCACCACCCTGTGATTGTTGCCCTCCGCCTGCGTCAGCAGGAGCTCCGCTAGGAGCAGATGCAGTACCGCTAGGTGAAGAACCTACAGGAGGTGCACCTTTTGCTTTTTTACTTTGCTGTATTGTTTTTAATAAAATGTTATCAATATCTTTAGGAGGAACAACACCAGTTGCAGGAACCATGTTGGTAGGCATTTTTTTGCTTGCTAGGAATGCTTTAAGATCTTGTGCATCTAATTGTTTAATATTACCACCAATGCCACCTAAATACCCTTTAAGATCCACTTTTAATTGATTTGCTTGATCACCTGTATCAGCACTTTGAGATAATCCAGCGGCTGTGCCTTTCATACCAACAGCACCAGCGGCCTTTGCACCTAATTTCTTAAGTCCTTGTTTGATAAATCCAGCAGGTGCTTCTTGTAAATTATCAGAACTTGTTATTTCTGTTACTCGCATGTATTTGTTCCTAGCTTTAATGTATGTATTTATGCTGTTAAGTGTTTCTACTTCGTAGAAACAAGTTTTCGCTTACGCTCAAACTATTTATTTTTTATATAATAAGTGCGAAGCACTTAACGTTTCATGTAGATTGTTTCAGTCAGACGGAACCTACTAGCGGTCCCGTCGTCTCAAGAGCTTCATGTGAGTTCGCCCAGCCGAGACATGGAAGTAGGTATTTGACTATGCTACTGGGCTCTGACCTTTCCCAACCTACGTCGACATCACGCAAAATGCGCTATCCCCCGCTTCGTTCCTAGTGCTAAGGGGTTTTCGTAGCATACAGCCTGTTGGACTGCACCAGATTCTGAACATGGGTGTCCATGTCCTCAAGGTGGATCTAGCAACCTAGATCAAACAGTGTCCTGATGTGCCTTTAAATTTTCTCTTAAAATCTTTGAACCGCCAACTCTTACATTAATAATACCGTTATAATACTCATCCGTCTCTAATACACGGCGTTCAAATTGTTCTCTAGCCTCTAAGTATGACATTTCGCCTCTGGATTTGCAATAGTAAAGTATTTCTCTGGTGAATTTTTCTTGGCCTAATTGTTCTACGTCTGCTAATAGTTTATCAGAGCTTCCCCAATAGTCTTTCCAATCTGATTCTTTCTTGCCTCTGCGTTTGTTTTTGCGGCCTTTGAGTGGTGGTTTGGTGGTTTTGAATTTGGCTAGTTTCTTGCCTATGTATTTTTTATTATTAGTTGTATTGGTAATTAGGTAAACAAACCCTTCTATATCATCGGGTATTTGATCTACTTGTTTACCTTTGTAAGTCCATTGCATGAACTTACTTACCGGAGCCTATTTTTTGCCTATGTCGGTCTTGGTTTGCCTAGTTGTTGTGTGCTTTATGTGTATTTCGTCCATACGTTTTTTAGCAAGGGTGCGTATTTCACGCAACCACTTCCTTGCTTCTCTATGAGTGCGTACTGAATTATTTTTTTCAAACTTTTCGTTTGCTTTGAAATAGTTCATATATGCTTTAGTCAATAGATCGTGTATGTCGTCTTCAATCATTCTACAATATCAATATCGTTTTCGTATGAAGTAAAGCCGTTTTCTTTGATAACTTTCATTACATGGTTAACACGACCTATTAATTCATCTTTGTGTGAGATTAAGAATACATTTTTTTCTCTTTCTCTGCCCATTTTCTTAATAACAGCAAGAGATCCTTCAACGCCTGAAGTGTCCATACCGCTATCTATCAACTCGTCGATAAACAAAAGATTAATATTTTGATACAGACTTTCCCAAACATCACGGAATGCAAAACTCATACCAAGTATAAGTCTGTTGCGTTCGCCACGCGACAGATTATCAAAATCTAAGTCTTGGCCTAGTTGTGTAATCATTACACTTAGATCGTTTTGGAATTCTACTTGATGTGGTAAGCCTAATTTGTCAAGATAATATGTAAGTCTATTGTTTAGATATGCTAAGTTCTGATCAATAATTTTCTTACGTATAAATGAGTCTTTATTTGTAAGTAATTTTAACAAAAAGTCTTGATGCTCTTTGTAATTTGTAAGTTCGTTTACAGTATTCCAATCAACTTCTTGTACAGCACTATCTGTTAAATCTTTGATTTGTGCTTCGTATGGATCAGTTTCTTCTTTTTTTGTTTTTAAAGATTGTTTTAAGCCATCAACGTTTTGTCTATGTTCGTAGGCTTCTTTAGCAGTTTCATAAAAAGTATTTGGTTTACCGTTAATATCACCAATGTCATTTAAATCATCTAGAACTTCTTCAAGTCTACCTGCAACCTCCATTTGATAAGCAACAGCATCGTCATATTCTTTAGTTTTTCTTGACAAAATTTCTTCTTTTTTATCATCATGAAGTGCTTGACCACAAGTATAACAAGTAGCATCGTCAAGATTTGCGATGTCTTTTTCTGCTTTTTCGACAGAATTTGTAGCACGTAGTAATGCACTCTCTAGTGTGCTTTTTTCTTTATTAAGAGCCACAATAGCATTATTCATTTCTGTCCAATTTGATAATTTTTCGTGTGCTTCTAGTTCAGCATCAATATCTAAATGTTCTAATTCATCTATTGCTTTCGCAAGTTTATCTTCGTCTTGTTGTCTTTTTGCAATCCAAGCACGTTGAGTACTTTTTAAATTATCAATAGTGCTTTCAATTTTACTGTTAGCAGTTTGTATTGCTTCTATTTTAAGTGTTTCTTGTGTTATACTATCTCTTGTTTGTCTTATTTGTTCTTTTAACAATTCAGCTTTTTCAGACAGTATAGTAATACCAAGTAATTGCTCAATTATTGCACGTTGGTCGTTTTGTCGCATACTAAGAAATGGTTCTGTATATGTGTTTAGTGCAACAATGTGCTTAAACATGTCATGACTCATTCCTAACAGTGTGTCAATATCTTTTTGCGTTTGCCTACTATCACCTTGAGACTCATCTAACATTTCTTGTTCTTGGTCATTTATATAAAACTTAAGAATATTAGGAGAACGACCGCGCTCGATACGGTAGTCAACACCATCTTTTTCAAAATGGAGTGTAACTAACATACCTTTACTGTTTGTTTTGTTAATTAGATTATTGCGTTTGATATTTGTTAGTGCTAACCCGTATAGAGCATAACTTAATGCATTAATAATAGTAGTCTTACCAGTACCGTTACGTGAACCTGCATCATCACCGCCTTGATCTAAGTTTTCGCCAAGGACTAAAGTTAGTTGTTGCTTATTGAAGTCAACTGCTTGAGTCTGGTTACCCACACTCATAAAGTTTTTTACTGTGAGATCTTTAATTCTAATCATTTATAGCTCGTTGTAGATGTCTAATAGCATCTTTTTGTTAAAATTGTCAGAATCAATTGCACTAATTTCTTTAGATACAATTTCGTCAACGCTTTCAAATTTGGAAATATCCAACGATGTTGATATTTCTTCATCTTGTTTGAGTGGAATTAGTGTTATTTCTCTACATCCAAAATTACTAATATAAGTTTCTTTGATAAAACTTGCTTCTTCATATGATATAGGAAGATCCAAAGTAACTCGCAGGTACATGTTAGGCTTGATTAAGGATTGTTGCTCATCAATAAGTTGAGACAACTTTACGGTGCGGTACTTTGGACATTCTCCCCAATTTAGATATTCTGGTTCTTTACTATTTTCTCTATCAAGAATCATCATACCTCGCTCATCGTCCCATGCATCTGCATAGTTGTGAGGAAACGCATTACCAATGTAGTGTATTTTACCTTTTACTTGACGTTTGTGAAAATGTCCACTAAACACATAGTCTTGATTTTTAAAATGTTCTGCTTTTAGATCGCCGTGATCGGGCATCTGTACCATAGCATTCATATAGAAACTAGGAAGTTCGAAATGACCGAACATATATTTGGACTGGCACTTTTCAATAGTTTTCCATTCGTCACCTATAAGCCAAGGAACAAGTGCAACATCGTCAATTTCAGTAAATTTATCTACAACTGTTATACCTGGAATATGCCTTGCAAATTCTGTACTACTAACGTCTCTGCGATCTTTATAATACAAATCGTGATTACCTACAAACATGTAAAACTTATCAAACGCTTTTCCTAATTTTTCTAAGGAACGGATAGTAGCATCCATTGTAGTTAGATTTAGACTACTTCGATTGTGATGCCAATCTCCGCAGAATATACCTGTTTCGCATCCATTGGCTTGAGCTTGCTCAATAAACCAATCTATAAATTTTTCACAGTCATCGTTGTGTACTTTACTATTACCCTTCAAACCGAAGTGTATGTCAGTAAAGACAGCCGCTTTTTTAAACAAAATATGTACCTCTTCCGTAATCTATTACAGTATACGCTAAAAAATAACTAAAGTCAAGAGAAATTTTCTACTTTTTTACTTGAACTTCTCTTTTTTGCTGTGCTTCCCATTCTCCCTGTATTTGTCGGGTGTAACTAGGATTCATATCATTCATTTCTAATATGTCATCACGAATGTTCTGATTTCGTTTTTCAATGTTGATGACACGGACGAAAGAGTTAGTAACAGCGGCAGTGTAATAAGCAAAAGGATTGTTAGATTTTGATTCATCAAACTGTAGTCCGATCTGTGCAAGTTGGAGGATTGCTTGTCCTCGCATTTCGTCATTATATGTGTAACCACGAACATTGCCTCTTGTGGCATATCTGTCACACAATTTCATCCACATGCGGGCAAGTTTATCTGTAGCTTTGCCGTGTGTTTTACTAAAGAATCCGTTTTTCATACCACCTTCCCAATGGCTTTTGCCTACACACACTAAATTTCCTTTGTTGTCAAATTTGTAATGTTGAAATGGTGGAAAGTTTAATTTTTCTTTTGTATCTGCTATACTTTTAGGATTTTTCTTTCTTCCGGGCTCTTCTGGTATATGATCATAGGTCATGATACGAAAGATAAGTTCTTCTTTTTGCATCTTTCTGTAATCAATTTCACAATCTGCTTGTTTTACTTTTATGCCGTTTTCCTTTTTTGCTTCGTAATCAGCTAATGATAGGCGTTTTGCCTTGTTTTTCTTTGCTTCTGCAATAGTTCTGATGTTAACTTTATCTAAACTAGGTAAGATGATATCATATTGTGCATATTCTGGATCTACAAAGCTACAAAATGTTGATTTTGACTTGTGTATTTCTTTTAGTATGTCTTTGTTGTTTAAATAGTTTACTCTTTTCACATAATTCTCCTAATTTAGTAATATTATAAACTCAGCAGTTAATTTTGTCAACTAAATAATGTAGTAGGAGTAAAATTTTATGATAAACAAAAGAATCCTCCCTAATGTTAACTATGACGCTCTCAGAGAGAAAGCGACTAACATGGCAGGGTATGCACAAAATTTAGTAAAAGAAACCGCACAAGATTTTGCATCAAAAGCCCAATCTAGTTTTGGTTTTGCTAAGGAAGCTAGAAGTAGAAATCTTCCAACCGGAGGAAATCCGTACAGCGAGATGACATCTGCTACAGCCTCTTTTGCAACAGCAGTTGCTAAAGATTGGCGTGTTAAGCTATCATTACCTAGTGATCCTAATTTTACGAACAATAATCCCCTACTGGCACCATTAGTTGAAACAGGTGGACTTGTATTTCCTTTTACACCTAACATTGTTATGTCACATACAGCAAATTATCAAGCTATACAACCTGTACATACTAATTATCCTTTCTATGCTTATGAGAACAGCCAAATTGATCAGTTGGTTATTACAGGACCATTTGTAATTCAAAATGCACTAGAAGCACAATATTGGGTAGCAGTCTTGCATTATCTAAGAAGTATTACTAAAATGTATTATGGACAATCGTCTAATAATGGTAATCCGCCACCTGTTGTTAAATTAAATGGATATGGTGATTATGTATTCAATGATGTACCAGTAGTTGTGTCTAACTTTACATTAGATTTACCTGGTGAAGTAGATTATATTGCAACACAAGTTGGACCTTCAACAGGTAGTAATTCAGGAAATGCTACAGGGAAAGTAAGTTTTTCACCTGTTGAATCACAAATTACTATTACTGTACAACCAACATACAGCAGATCTAAAGTTGAACAATTTAGTATGGATGGATTTGTAAGAGGTGATTTAATTCTTAACGGCAAAGGATACATCTAATGGCAAGTTATAAAGATAATAGTCCTTACGCAAAAACAAAACAAAAAGGATTTCATCTAGGGTTTTTTAAAATTCGTCCTGTGCCTGCTGAAACAGACGATGTGCTATATACTATTGAACCCCAATATACTCATAGACCAGATTTATTAGCCTATGATTTATATGATGATTCTAAATTATGGTGGGTATTTGCTCAAAGGAATATGGACATTATAAAAGATCCAATTTACGATATGTTACCAGGAACACAAATCTATTTGCCTCAAGGAAGTAAATTAAAAAGCATGTTAGGAATTTAACATGAGCAGAGAAACAGATCCAAGAGTCCTTTCCGGAGCACAAGATAACGAAGGTACAGAAACAGTAGATTATACTGCACTACTTCGCGAGTATGTAGCAGAAAATTCCGATACTCTTAATGAGCAAGCTACAGAATTTAATGATGGCGAATACGGCGGCAACCTAAATATAGAACTCTTAGAAGAATTAGATGCGGCAATTCCTGGTGCAACTGAAACTGAAACACCTATAACTCATAGCTACGACGAAATTCCAACCGGAATTAATAGACCAGGATATCCTCCTTTAGGTCCTTTTAAAAATCCTTTAAATGATTTTGCTAGTTACAATTATATTATTACTATGGGCGTTTTAACAAGTGAAGAACTTAATATGCCTGATGTTACTTATAGAACAAACGGTATGGAACATATTATTTGTAAAAGTGCAGGCGGCGCAGGCGGAGCAAAAGTTTTAACAGCATTTGAACGTGAAGGTAAAAAAATTGAATTCTATATTGATAATTTAGAAATGAAACAAATTGTACATCCTAATCCACGTTCGAGAGGAACAAACGCAACACATATCACTTTTGATATTATCGAACCTTACAGTATGGGACTTTTTGTACAAGCAATGCAAATTGGTGCAAGAGAAGCAGGACACAGAAACTTTCTTGAAGCACCATATGTTCTGCAAATTGAATTTGTAGGTTACAAAGATGACGGTACAATTCATAAACCGCCTAAGACTACAAGATTATTTCCTTTTAAATGGTCTAAGGGAGAATTTCAAGTAACTAGTCAAGGAAGTACTTATAATATGATAGGTATTCCTTATAACGAACAAGCATTTGGCGATTCGGCACAAACATTACCTATCGATATTGAATTGACAGGTCGAACTCTAAATGAAATTTTGCAAACAGGTGTAGGCAGTTTAGCAACAGTAATTAATACACACCTATTAAGAAACAGGGCTCAAACATCAGGGGTCGAACCAGACGAGTACGTTTTTATTGCTCCAAAAGATAGAACTAGTTTAAATCTAGCTATCCAAAGTGTAGGAGACGAAGAAGACCGTGCTACAGGAACTCCTCATCCAAGATATGGCTATGCT